ATTGAGACAGATGGCATGGAGGTAATAGGTCTGGTCCCGATGTTCCTGCCGGACCGCGCGCACATCCTTCGCGACTTCGGCAATGGCTGACGGGACGTTAATCGCGAGCAGGTAAACGAGGAACAAGCACAACGCGCCGGGAATGCCGTAGAGATAAATTACCCGCATCCACAGCGCCGACTCGCTGTGGGGAAATTCGTCACCGTTGGGATTCAGGATTTTGGGTGTCATTTGCCTTGGGACTGGGAAATGTGATATTGACGTGGGTATGATGTGGTTCGTGCTTCAGATTGCCGCTGGCGTCTTCCTTGGTTTGTGGGCGTTTCGTTGGTGGATGATGCGACCAGCGCGTGAACCTCGACCGCCACGCGATTGGGTCAAAGCCGGCATCATCGGCCTGACCGCGATCTGGCCGCTGCTCTGGTTGCTCCATCTCGCGATGATGGCTGCGTAGCCTTAAGGCAACGGCTCTTTCCTGCGCACCTTCCCGCGCATTCCCTTCCTGAATCTCATCTCTTCTGGCGTGGGCTGCGGAAGCCCATACTTCTTGTTGAACGCTTCAGCCGGACTCTGTTCCGGCGCGGCTTGCCGTGCCTGATACTCTGCACGCCTGCGCGCCAAAGCTTCCTCGTTCAGCGCCTGCTGCGGACTCATCTTCAGCGTGCCCTTGACCGGCCCGTGCTGGGTGGGCGGATTCTGAGGCTGTGCCGTGGGTCCGCCCTGCTGATGCGTGGCGAACTGCTGCCACGCCTCTGGTTGAGGTGGCGGCTGCCCCGCGAGTTCCTGCTCCAACGTCTGCGGACCCGCGTGGAACCGTTGTGGCGGCAACGCGAGTCGCTCAGGCGGCCCGGGTGGCAACGCTAATGGCGGCTCTGGTAGCGTCTGCGGCCCGGTATATTGCCCACGAGGGAGCGCGAGTTGTGGACGTGGTGGCGGCGGCGGAGGTGGCGGCTTCGGCGGAGGAACCTGAAACGGTTCAGGTGTCCCCTGCGGCAACCATGGTTCGTTCGGACCAATCGGCGGCTGGTTCTGGTAGCGTTCCGTCAGGCCAACAGGTCCAGTACGTGGCGGTCGTCCAGACACGCCGCGCGCACTAGACGCTTCAGCCGCAGTAGGCGGGATGGCCGCAGGCGGAATGCTGGCCCCACCCGGCTTGACGCCACCGACACGTTGCAGTAGACGCCCCACGACGCGATTGACGCCGGGAGTCTGCGCCGCTTCAATGGCGGCGATGGCTGGCGTCACGCCGGGAATGCTATGCGCCGCCGCGCCCAGTGCTAATCCCGGCGCGTAGCGGTCCAGTGCCGGCGTCTGCGCAAGTCGATCCCCGCGCTCGACCAATGCGGTGCCCGCTCTCCCGACGACTCCGCGTGCTGGACCAGCCGCAGATGACGCAATGCCGGTGCCGGTCGGGAGTAGAAACGGGACGAGTTGCTGCGCATTTTCCATCCGATCCCCGGTCGGTGACGGACGGATTGTCACCATTTCTTTCAGCCGATTCAGGACTGACGCCTCGGCTGGGATTTCGGAGTTGCCGCTGGCCGCGCTCCGTCGCCCCATCTCCATGACGGACATGCCTTCGATGCCGTTATAAACTGGCGCGGCAGGCTCGACGCGTGTCCAGCCAGATGGCTCCTCGACGCGTGTCCAGCCTTGCGGATCAGCCATCAGCGCGACTCAACTTTCCAGCCGTCCGGCAGCGGGGTGCCGACCTTGGCTTGATGGAGCCCACCCTGCGGATCACGCGCATAGATCACGTCGCTTCCGCCACCGCCGCTACCTCCTTTGCGTCCCACATTGGTCAGGAAGTGCTCTGAGAAACTGTTCAGCCCTTTAATCGTCGCGATCAGCGATTCAGGCGTGTGATGCTGATCCAACAACTTCGCGATCAACTGCGAACCTTGCGCGGAGCGCATCCCGTGAACACCCATATTCGCCAGCGCATAGGATTCAATCTGTCCGGCGAGTTGGGCGAACTCCGGTGGCGGGTTGCCGATCAAATCACGCAACGTGCTCGCTCGCCCCATAATCGGGCCGACAACGGCGGCGAACTTTGGGTCATGCAATTGCGCGATCATGTCTTCGCCTGTCTGCTTGACCGTCATGGCGCTATCTGCCCGGTTCTGCGAGACGGCGCTGGCTGGCTTCGCGAATGAACCGCCCGCCACCTTCGGGACGATCTTCGTGACAGGCTCCCCGTTCTCGTCAACCGTCTGAATCGCAATCGTCGCGACGGGTTTGTTCGCGGCGGCTTTCTCCGACGCTTTGTTGTGGCGCACGATTTCCGCATCGCGGGTCGTCTCTCGCGCCAGCGCGTCGGCTTCCTTTGCGGTCTGTCGCGCGTTGTCTGCCTGCGTGTCCAACTGCTTCGACGTGGCGTTCTTGCGGAACAATCGGCCCTTCATCATCGGCCCGCCCGACACCGTGCCTGGAACATCCACGGTCGTATCGCCCGCCGCAAGGGACGATGGCACATCTGCCTGAATCGGTGTCGGCGACAACGCGCCAACGCTCTGCAATCGGCTGTAGACCGGGCTGGTGTCCCTGATGTCGGTCCCGCCAGGAATCGACTCATTCAGCGTCGTGTTCTCTTTGAACAACCGATCCTGATCGGCCTGATCGTGCAGGCGCTTCGATTCGTTCAGCGAGTCCTGCCGATACTGCCGATCCAGATTCATGCCGACGTCAGCTCGGTCCGCTGTCCGCATGGCCATCTGATTCTGGAATTCCTGCTGCTGCTGCGCCGCGAGTTGCATCCGCATCTTCTCGCGGAGCATGTTCAGTGCGTCAAGGCCATATGCGCCTTGCAGGCCCATGTCACCCATTTACGTCCTCGCTCCCGGCAGGTAATTCCACCAGTCTTCGTTGCGCGTCTGAAGCTCCGGTGGAGTCGCTGGCCCGTAATCACCCCCATAGGGCGCTTGCGCTTGCCCTGCCGGTGCGCCTTTGTAGCGAGCCAGCACATCGCCAAACGTGTCCGCGAGCGACCCGACCGTCCCGGCCGTCGTCAAAATCTTGTCGAAGGCGTTCGCCTGCGGCTGCGGAGTCAGGCCGGGAATCTGGGGCGCAGACACATAGTTCGGCAGGCCCTCAGACGGCGAGACGTAGTTAATGGGGTCGAACTGGTCGCCAGCCTGCTGTCCGGCCAAGGCTTGCGACGACATCACGCCACCCAGCGCACGAGTATTCGCGCTGAAATTATCTGGCCCGAAGCCGCGATTGATGTGGATGGCGCGGCCGCCCGCGAAGCCCGGTGGCAGCGAGACCGTCGTGTTGTGCGCGTTCGCCAAGTAATCGCCACGGACGCTGTTCTTGGCTCTGGCTTGTGGCGCTTCCAATTGAAACTGCCGGCGCGAGAGGTCCACGCCTGCGTTGTTCAAATTGAATGCGTTGTGGCTGTTGGCTTCGTTCGCCGAGGCGTTGTATTTCGACATGCCGAAGACGTTCTCGCTGTTGGAACGCTCCTGCTCCAGCCGTGCGCGCAGCATCGCCAACTGGTCCTGCTGGTTGTTCATCTTCGACTGGTCGATCCGTCCAGCCGCGCGCCCTGCCGCGAGCGCCCCGGCCGCGTCACCAACGCGCCCCGCGACAGACTGCTTATTCCGCGCGGCGCGGGCCGCATCCACCGCAGACATCGCGACTTGGCTCAAGCCGCCAGTATATGGCGCAGCGATTGCCGCGCCGACATGTGCCACCGTGTTCCAGAATCCCACTTATAACCCCATCTGCTGGTTATCGAGGTTGGCCGAGAACTCTTCGGCTTGCAGCGCCATCTGTTCCTCGGCGAGCATCTGATTCAGTTGCGCGATCTGCCACTGGAGTTGACGCGCCGCTTCCGAGTCGCCGGACGCCAGCGCCATTTGTAACAGGTTCTTGGCGAGGTCGCGGCGGCTGTTGATTTCGTTGATGACCAAGCCCGCTTTCATCGTTCCGAGTTGCGTGCCCATGCGCTCACGCGATTGCTGAATCTGCTGCCCGATCTGTTGCTGATCGACACCAGCCCCGCTCTGCGCGCCAGAGGCATACAGATGCTCCGCGAGCGCGGCCCGTTCGGCATCCTGTGCTCGGGTTGACTGGTCTTTCGCCGCATTCACGGCGGCCATGATGTTTGGGTCGTTCGGGTCAACAGGGGCCATTGCGCCAGCCAATTGCTGCTGAAGCAATGCCCGCATTTGCGCCATCCACGCAGGCTCCTGATAGCCTGGAGCCGATGGAGCGCCTGCGTTGCCGCCGCCGCCCTGACCACCGCCGCCCGGTTGATTCTGCGGGCCGTGCGGATTGTTGTTAGGGTCTTCCAGAAAGCGGCCGAGAAAGTAGTTGATGTTGTCGAGTGTCGGACCGCCATTCGCGGTCATGATCTTGTTGATCCAATAGTTCGCGTCCGCGTGGTGATACGGGTTATTGCCCGTCATCCACTGGTTCACGATCATTGACACTTCTTGCTGGCTATAGGGTGTGCCGGGTGGATGCGTGCCCACTCCCTGCGGCGGCGTAGTTGACGGTTGTCCACCGGGCGGCGTAGCGCCGGGTTGCTGACCGATAGTCGGCAACGTTGTCGGCGTCGTAGACGAACCGCCCTCAGTCGGTGGCGGTGGAGGCGGAGGCGTCGGCTCACCTCCGCCCTCGGTTGGTGGAGGCTCTGGCGGCGGCGGCGCGGTCGTTGGCTCTGCGCCGGGAAGTTCGCCAATCGTCATGTTGGTCGTATAGGCAGGCCCGGTATAGGGCGTGCTCGCAACCGTCTTGAACGACGGCAATACTGGCGGCTTGGAATCGCTGACGTAATCAGTTGGCCCAATCGCCCTGACAGGCTCTGGTGTGCCGACATTCGTCTGCACAGGAGTCGTTTGCTCTCCACGGTTCGGCGGATCGCCAAATGGCGCTGCCTGTAAGGTCTGGTCATTAGTCGTCGCGCCAGCCGTGGGCTCGCTATACGGCGCGATCACACGCTTGCGAAGTTCGGCGTATGGATCGTTTTCGTCTAGACTGCGTGCTGCTTGTGCCATAGTTTATGGATTCGCGATCTTGAAAATGGCCACGCCGCGCATCGTTGTGGTGCCTGCGGCGGCGGCCCAATTCGCCAACGAGGTGAGAAAGAATCGGAGTTCTCCGCGTCCGCTGGTCCCAATCGAAGTCTGCGTAAACCCAATCGACCCCGTGCCGTTATCGACCACATAGCAGGGATTCAACATCAAGTCGCTCACCGGTTTGAGCGCAACAGGAAGCGTCATGGCCAGATAGGCACTGCCCGCCGTAACAGACGTGTTGTCCAGGCTGAACTGCACGAAGGCGGTCTCGCCGACCAGCATGTAACGCAGATAGGTTTGCGCCGCTACAGACACGGTCCACGCGGCGGCACTGCCAGCGAAACTCGTCGCGGTCAGTGGGGTAAATGAAATCCACACGCCCATCGCGACAGTGCGGGCACGTTCGGAAATAGCCCCTGTCGCATGAATGGTCGCATGTGTGTCGTCTGGGTTATGCTCCGTGTGATAACCAGTTTCGACAGATGCCGCCATCGTGTGCAGTCGGCCATCAGTAATCGGTGCGCCGAGAATGTTCGGGAGTCTCATTCGCTCATCGGATCGCGCCGCGTCCACGGCACCACGAGACGATCAAGTTGCCATGCGACACTGGTAGAGCTGTCGGTCAGCGTAATCTGCACAAACTGCACGCCATTCAGACCAGACCCTTCAAAACGTTTAATGACGCGCGTTTCGGTTCCGATTGCATCCAGCGTGACGGAACTCGCGCTGGTCTGTGCGCTGAAATCGGCGACGGTGTTTTCGGAGAGTGTGACGCCTGACGCCGCCGTCGCCATCAGTATCACGTCGCCCACTTCACCCTCGAATCCAGGGCCACCGGGCTCAAAGGCTTTCGTCGTTAGCTGCCCAACATAGAGTGACCCGTCACCATCCGATGTGCCGGTGTCGGCTTTCCAGATTCGTCCAGCCCCCTGCACTTGCCCCACCCATGGCTTCAGGGCCACCGACATCGTGACGCCGGGTGTATCAGAGAACAAACACGCACAGCGAATCTTGGCGAGCGCATCGTTTCCTAGTCGTGTCCATGCGTCGGCCAGCACGTCATAGACCAGTGCGCGACTGGTATCGTCATTGGCAGCATGGGCATACCAGAACCACACTTGCCGTTTATCGGTGAAATACAACGTGATCGCAGGAATTCGGGCCGCCGATAGATTCATCGTGAAGATTGGCCCCAACACATATGGCTCGATCTTTCGCCCAAGATAGGTCAATCCGTCTTTCCCCCACCGATACGGTCCACGATGCGACATGAAATAGACGCACGGATTGCCTTGCGCGTCCTGTCCCAGTGTGACCGCACGTTGGTGCATAGCCCCGACTGTCTTGTCAATGGCATCGGCGCGATAGGGTTGTGCCACATTGCCGGTTGGCGTCAACTGCCACACTTGCCGACTCTTGAACGCGGGGAAGGTGCCGAAGATTGGACCGCACAGCCCCGTTGGCACACCTGAATCCAACTCGTCCAAGTCGATGTAGTAGGCGCGTGTCGTGTCTACACGTTCGATGTCGCCCACGTCCAGGCTACCAACAACTGCAGAAAATTCAATGCGATTCTGCTTGTCTGTGGATGTGAACGACCCATAGCCGAGTAACCGATTCTGGTCGGTCGCGATGAACCGATAGGCCTTTTGCGTCGTGTAGGTGCCAGTGAGCGCAGACAACGGATTCGAGCTGTATGTCGGGACGAGTGCGGAATCGTCGTAGGTCGTCGTCGCTACCGCCATCGTGGAGATTCGGTAGAAGGACACATTGTCCGCAGACGCTTCCAATTCCCAGTGCGTTTCGTTCTCGCCAGATGCCGCCGTTGCCTTCACGATGCGCGCGGCCGTTCCGCCACCAGACGGCGTAAAACTGATGGACGATCCAGGCTCGCCACGACGAAGCGTCACGCCACCAGATTGCGCGGTGTAACGCTGACGGTAATAACGCGGGACGGCCGCATAGGCTCCGCCGCCCGTGTCGGTTGCCGTCACAGCACCAGACACATCCATGCCAGATCGCCGGATCGTCAACCCGCCGCTTGGCACCAGATGAAGACGGTCTACGGCAGTTTGATGCGCGAGCACCATCGCGCCATTGATTGACGTGGCATTCCAGTCGTAGACGTGCCCCGATGGCGCGTCCGGCGCGATGGACACAGCCGTAAATGACGCCGATGTCCTCAATACGCCCACGTCAGGCGGGATGGCTTCATCGGCCGCGTAGAGTTCAGCCAGCGTGTCGGACGATCCCGGCACATGCCGATACAGAAACGACATGGTCGCGCCCGCGAAGAACGTGGCGGCGTCCGTTGTCGCAATTGTCGATCCGCTGCGTTTTCGACCCAGCGTGCATTTATAGAAATCGATGTTGATCGCTTCAGTGCATTCGTTGTCTTTGATGGCCCACGGAGGGTCATAACCATTGATACCGCCCCGCAGGTCTGCAATGACGTAGCGGCCTTTCCGGTCGCTGTTGCTGGTGCTCATTTAACCCTGCCGCGCCGCACTATGAGCCTGGAGCACTGCTCTCGCGGCGGCAAAATCCCGATCCGTGACCATCTTCGGCGGCACCTTCGCGCCGTCGAGTTGGTAGGGATACAGCCGCGTGACGTTCACATAGACCCGTCGCTGGTCGTCGGTCCATTCGTCCGGCGATCCAAGTTTGATCTCGGTTTCCGCGACTTCCACGATGGCGATCACGTTGCCTTGTGCATCCAGTTTCGCGTAGTGCTGAAACGTGCGCGGGTCGCTCCCGCGCCGAGGGATGCCGCTGGCATCGACTTCATGGTTTCCGCTTCGGATGCCCATTTAGTTCTCGCTCGGATAGGTCGGCCCTAGGCGATTCCAGCGGGACTGGGTCGGCCGCAGGCTTGACAACTTGTCGCCGTCGTTCAGCATCCACGACATGAGCGCCTTCTTGCGTGTCAGATAATCTGCTCGCGCCACTGCTGCGCGGCTATCATCCAGAAATTCGTATTCGCGCGCCCGAATGCCCAACCCGATGATGTCGTGGAAATCAGTGGGGAGTAGCGGTTCGTCGGTGCCGTTGATTAACTCGGGAATGACCCGCGTATAATCCACGTAGACCGTGTAAGCCGTAGTTGGCGTCGGCCACAATTCCACCGTGAGATACCGCGCGAACGTGCTCCCGATGGGAATACGCGCCAACTCGTTGCCGCTCGTCACGGCATCGTAGAGGCTGACGTAGCCGGCCGCTGCCGTCGTGGACGTGACATAGAACCGATCCACTTCGATGTAATCGGTCAACGCGGCCGTGGTGTTGATGGACTTCACCGACACGCGCGTGGTGCCAGCGAGACTGGTCGTAATCGCGTCGTAGAACTGGAATCCGCCTAGCCGCGCCGCTTCCACCGCAACCGTCTTCGTGTCGCTGGTGTCACTGCTGGCAATCCACAACCCAGACCCCGTAATGGTCGGCTGAATTGCCGTATGCCGTTCACCGATGACGGCATAGCGCAAGGCAAAACCGCCCGTGAACATCTGGCCGGGATCGTCCTGCCGCAACTCGCCAAGCGGAACCTGATCCAACTGCTGATTGTTCAGCCGGTCAGTCATGCCGCGAATCCGCGCGACAATCGGCGGCAGGCCCTGTCGTGACTGATTGGCCGTCACCGTCCACGGCAACGTATCATCCCGCAGTTTCGACATCCCCGGCATGGTCAATAATTCGCGATGCACCTCGTTCACATACGCGGTCAAACGCGTCGTAATCGCGGCCGGGGGCGCAGTCGTATAGCGCAACCGGCGATACCCGTCTGCCAGGATGGACGTGAGATTCACTTACGCTCCGACCGATGCCGAGAGATGCTTCGGGTCGTCTGACGTCAACTGTGTGCGCTTCAGCTCCTCCTCCATCGTCATCACACCTGACGCGGCATCGCCCAGCATCTGCCGCAACATCACGCGCAGGCCAGGAAAAGCGAATCGGTTCTCACGCGAATAGAGCGCGGTGTAGTGGCCGGTCGCGTTGTCCTTTGCGCCAAACAGGCCGAGGCTTTCCAATTTGCCGGTAGTCTGACTCTTGACGCCGACGACGCAGACGGGGGTTTTCGTGCCATCCAGCAGTTCAATGACGTAATCGCCCTGTTCCAGCAGGTTGAAGAGTTCAATCTCTTCGCGGGTCAACTGCGGACTGTTGATCTGGAGTTCCGGCGTGATGGAAAACGGGGCGAAGATTTCACACTTCAAGCGCGGAGCCGGGTAGTCTTTCTCGCCGCGCCAGTTGTAGGGACTGATTTTCGGAATCAGCGTGAGCGACTTTGGCGCGTTCTGCGCGAGTGCCGCCTGCTGGACCACCTGTCCCTGCGACTGGAGTTCCACGAGCCGCGCGAGCACCGATGCGAGGGTGACGTCTTCGTTCTTGTCTTCGTTCTTTGCCATGTTTATGCTGCTGCCTCTTCTTGTGCGGCACACCAACTGCGCCACAATTCTCGATACCGCTGCTCCACCGCTTCCACGTAGCCGGTCATGATCGGAGACGCCTGCATCGTCTTTCGCGCCTCCTGTCGAATCTGAATCAATCGCCCACGGTTGTAGGTGACAAGCTTGATCGCCTTGGAGACGTAGTCTTCACGCGAGTGCGCGATGCAGTCCTCGCCGTATCCCATCACGGTCAGGAACGACGCACTGGCCCGCTGAATCATGCGTGGCCCCAACAGTGTCACGCACGGCACGCCCATCCACAACGATTCCAGCGTGGATACGCCTCCGGTCTGCGGCCACGGGTCCAGCGACAGATCGACGCTCTGATAGGTCAGCATGTGGTCTTTATGGTCAGTCGGATACTCGAAATGAATCTGACGCTGGACCGATGCCATCTCCTTCACAATCGCGCCACGCTTCTCCGGTGAGTAATCCCCCGCCTTGAACACCAGCCGCGAGCGCGGAATGCGCTCAAGAATCTCGCGCCACACATTGAGACAATCCGCGTTGACCTTCATCGCCCGCTGGAATACCGCGAACGTGATCGGCTGGTCGTCGCGCGTGCACGGCAATTCATTCGGTTCAGGCAAGTCGGGCCGGGGCAGATACGACAGGAGCGCCGGCAGGTCGATGACCTTCTCATGCAGCATCCGCCGCACTTGCGGCGAACACACCACCGGATCGCCGAGGATGTAGTCAATAGCCGGTGATGCCGTGCCAAGCACGTAGCCCCATGCCTGCACCTGAATCGGGGCTGGCTTCTCGGAGAACGTCAACAGGCGGTTATTCCGCGTGTAGCCTGAGAGGTCCACGAGGATATCCACCTTGTCGTGATAGATACCCTGCGCCAGCCTGGACGCCGAGTGCATTGACACGTCGATGAATTGCCCGCCCCAACGGTCCTTCCAGTGCTTGTGGGTGACTTCGTCCCACTGCGCAGCCGGCGACGTGCAATAGAAGATGGGCTCGATCTGCGCGGTGTGATGCGCCGCCACGGGAGCCCACGCAATAGCCGCCGAATGGAAATTGAAGTCGCCCGAGACGTAACCCACACGCAATCTCTTTTCTGGATCGCGCTCGTTCAGATAGGTGTGTGGACGACGTGCATACGCCGGCTTCCCGATGTGTTCCCACCACCCGCGCCGCGCGTCCAACGACTCGTCTTCCGTCGTCTCTGGCTGCGCGTCCACCATGAAAATCAGGTTTTCGTGCGCCACGTAATTGCGCGGATTGAGCGCCAGCACCCGCCGATACCACATCATGGCCTCTGTCGCCATGCTGCGATTCATGGACACATTGCCCAAGGCCAGTGCGGTCAGTTCCGGCTTGAAGCCGAGTTGCCATAGGCGCTGGAGCACAGGCACAGCCCGCTGCCAGTCGGCTTTGGCGCAATACTCTTCAGCCTGTTTCGAGAGTGTGTGAATATCAGTGTCGAGTTCGATCATGCAGAATCACGTTGGGGCGGACTTCGCCCGCCGCCCCAATCGGGGTTAGTGGTTTACGGAGCGATGCGAAGATCCACGCCCACCCACTGCGCCTGAACGTCGGCCTGCATCAACTGGCCGACATACTGTTTCGTCAGTATTGTGGTCGTTACCGTCGCGTCCGCGCCGATCACGCGGCCCGTGGTTCCGGCTGGCACGTAGACCATCGCACCAATCGCCGTGGTGTCATCGCCGAGGCACGCAGCCGGTCCCCACGTCTGAATCCAGCCAAACTGGCCAGCCGTAATGACATAGGCTGCGACACCGACGAGGACGCCCGTGGCCGTGGTCGGGAAGGTCACGACGCCGTTGTATTTCGAGGGAAACAACGACACCGTGGAACTGCCAGCCGATACCGCGACCGCCAGTGCGTCTTCCGGCACGTAGAAGAAGATTTCGCCGGTTGCGCCTGTCGAAATCGCGGCTTGGTTGTTGATGTAGTAGACCAAGCCCGCGCCCGCGTTGGACGCGATCATCGCGTAGCCTTCGTTGTAGAAGCCCACCGCTGTGGTGGACCCGGCCGTCACCTTGATCGACGTGGCCCCGACGCCCGTCGCCGACGTGGTGTTGATGGCTTTCGCGAGGTTGCCGACCGTCGTGGCCGGTGACTGGAGTGCGTGACCAGCGACGAGGTCCGCCGCACCGGCCTTGGCGTAACGATAGACGCGGCCGTCCTGCGTGTAGCCACGCTGTCCCAGTGCATGTTGCTGTGTGGCAGAGGACACGAACATCCCCTGTGCGAGTTGGACATCCTGGTTTGAAAGATTCATGATGTCCTTCCTTACGTAATGGAGAACACGACGCCGAGACGGCGCGAGTTATCCGTAATGAGGTTGCCGATGGTGAGCACCTTGAACACGTCCCAGAATCCGTCGCTCGGGCGGATCGCGGGCTCGCCTTTCATCCACTGCATGTGAACGAATTTGAGGTTGCGATTGTTGAGGACGTATGCGTTTCCTGATGGGCAGGCGTTGTCATACGCAATCGGAATGTCCTTGAACAACAGGTTCTGGCCTTTGAAGCCAGAGATGCCCTTGTTCGCGGGTGAGTCGCGGACAAGCCGCTCGTTGACCGTCAACTTGCTGTGAAAGCCTTCAAAGACGGTCTGCGTGGTGACGATGAACGTCGGGTTCTGCTGGCCGACGCCGTTGGAGCACGAGTTGTAAATGTTGTCGAGCGCACCCATCAACAGCGAGAAGGTCGTACCCGATCCGGTCGTTGCCTGATTGCGCCAGAACGTGAACGTGACACGGCTGATCAGACCCACGGTGCCGGTCGTCGGCGTGGTCGAGACGAGCAACTGCAAGCCGCCAAATTCCTTGGATGACGTGCCGGTGCCGTCCGAGAACAACGACGTATTGATCTTCTCTTCGATGGTGTTCTTGAGGTTGTCGAGCTTGCGCGCCTCGAAATCGAACTTACCAGCCCCGCCCGAAGTGATACCACGCTCGAAATCCGTCATGGGCACGTCGCCGCCGATGAACTTCCAGGTGTATTCTGCGTTGTCGAAGGTGTCGGGACGGAAAACCGTGAGGGTTTCCAACTCCGACATGAACTTCACGTTCGGGTTCAGCGCGTATTCGATATTCGCTCGAATGACGGTCCCGTTCTGCTTCTCGAAACTGCCGTTGCTGCGGAGTTGCTCCAGCAACCAATGACGCTGGAAGATGTTGTCTTCCGGATCTTGATTGACATAGGCTTCCCACGCTGCCGCGACGTTTTGTCCTCTGACTACGTCTGACATGGGTAGTTACCTTGCCCCACCCTCCCGCGCTCGCATGTAGGCCGCGAGTTCTTTCGCGTTGGTGGGACGTTTCGGCGTGGCTCCCGCTCCGGTTCCGGATGCGGTATTGCCAGCCGCTTTCTGTTTGAGTTTGTCCAGGGCTTTCGCTTCGCCCCGCGCCTCAATCGTGGGTAGCACATGCGTCCGCCACACGAGCCGTGCGGCTTTCTCCATCGCTCTCACCGGGTCAGTTCGCCAGTTCGGATCTTTCTCGACTAACTCGTTGGTCGCGGCGAGCAGTCGATCCCGATCCGTGGCTGGCATCTTGTCGGTGATTTCGAGAATGTCCGTGACCGATGCAATGGCATCGTCCGCCTTCGCGTGGAGCGCCTTCGTCGCTTCGGCTTTTTGCGCCTGGGCTCGACGTTGTTCGCTCTCCGACTTCAGCGGTTGGACTTCTTTCGCGATAGCCTGCTGAACCGCGTGCTGCACGATGGCTTGCACACGGTCGGCACTGAAGGTCTGAATCTCGCGTCCGTTGCCGTCATCGACAATCAGGTCAGGACTCAGATCGACTTGCGCTTGTCCGCGTCCAGTCGCCAGCGTGCGCGCGGCGTGGGAGCGGAGTTGCGGGCCATAGGTTGGATGCGAATGCAGTTCCGATGTGAACTCGCTCAGGAAGGCAATCGGGTCTTGCGACATGCGCTGTGCAATGCCCGCCCATTCCTGCATCGTTTCCTTCGGAACCCCGCGCGCCCAGCCAAGTTCGCGCTCGACTTCGTCGCGTGCTTTGACGCGAGCGTTTTCGAGAATCTGTGGCCACTTGTCTTGAGGGGGGGCCTTGACTTCGGCCTTGGGGTTAATGCTGTTCGGAACCGTCGCGTCCGCCTGCGCTGTGGTGGCAGCTTCCGGTTGTGCGGGGCTCTTGGGCTCTTGAACAGTCGCGGTCCGTTCCAGTGCTTCGGCAAAGGATTTCGGCCGCTCGCTCGTCGTAGCGGACGTAGACGGCGCACTTATGGCAGGCGCAGCCGAGGTCGTCTCCGTGGTCGTCGCGACAGGCGTGGATGGTTCTGCTACTGCTGTGTCCATTGCTCTCCGTTGCGCGTATGGTGCGCATCCCGTGTTGGCTCGTGTGGTGAGCCGTCCCAAAACGAAAGAGCCGACCAAAACAAAAAAGGCTGCGACCAACCCGCCTATGTAGCGGTATCAGTCAGCAGCCCTTACGCTGATCAGCCCTCTGTCGTCTCGCTATTCCGTCACGGGCCGTGACGGCTTCGGCTGGCCTGCCTAGCGAGAACGTCGAAACTTGTTACTTCATGCTTCTCAACTCATGTTCCAGCTGGTCCGATAACCGCAATTGCGCGTGCGCCAGCCACCGATCACCCAACGGCGTAATAGACGAGTCCCACGCACGGCGAAATCCCACAATCCATTCGTAGGCCATCGCCACGTCTGACATCACATACGTAACCATGGATAACTCATTCCGACAATCATCACTCGTCATCAGTCTTCCCCGAGTCTCCATCGTTGTTCCGTCAGCGGCATGCCGTGGTCCCCCACGACGCCATGATCGCCATGGCCCCGCCGATGGCCATCATCACCACGATGGTTTCCCACACTTGTCGCGCGGTTGTCTTGCCACGGTCCCGCGATAACGACACCGGAGCCGTCTGCGTAGCACTCACGGTCGGGCCGCTTTCGGCGGCACCACCGGACGAAGTGGCATACCGCACTGCTGACAGACCACCGTCCCGCTCGGCCTTTGTAAAGCCGAAGGCGCGATGCACGGACACATGCGAACAGCCATGTCGGGCGCACACTAGCTTTTGAGCGCCCCGTAGTAGCCTTCCGACGCGGACGGCTCACGGTAGTCGCGGTTGTTCCAAATGAAGTCACGGCACTGACACGACAGGCTGAAGGCACGGTCCGTGTCGGCATTCTTGCCGGTCAAGTCTGCACCGCACTTCCCGCAATGCATGCCCAGTTTCAGCGCCGACGCCACGTCCGCGAACTGGCGCAGCCACTCGCCGACACCCGGCCGCAGTTCCACGCGCTCAGCGGTCGCGGTGCCGAGACGCTTGACGCCGTCCGGCGTAAACAGCACGCTACTTGGTTTGCCCAGAGTATTTCTCCGCTTCTTGCGGCGATAATTCGCCGGTATACGTTCGGATGTTCATGTGCGGCGGGGCTTCGTCCGGTGTCTGCTCCAGAAACCGGCGCTCCAGTAGCACGCGCACGTTGTTCATCGTGTAGGGATCGCAGCCGCTGCCCTTCCAATCATGCACGACGTTCAAGTGGTTCTCTTTCATCCATCGCGCGTGCTCCTGCTTGGAACGGAATCGGATCGGCACCTTCGTCCCGTTCTTCTGCACGAAGTCGCACTCGTCGCCATGCACCGTCGCGAAACCGCGTCCGTGATCTGACGGGTTCCCTTTGCAGAAGGGGAAATCACCGACAACCAGTTCAGCGCCGCAGCGAGAACAGGTCATAAATGCATCCACCGACACCACGAATATCCGGCACTACGCCAGTCCTCTTGAAAGTAGCGAAGGGTCATGCGTAGCGCGTTTGGTCGCCATGCGTAGCCACCTCCGACGCGGTAGACATAGGTGCCACCAAATAGATACGCGAACCATGCAGGACGAACCCATCGACCACATGCCGTGAATTTTATCAATGCGCCACTCCCATCTACGGCTGGTGACACACGCACATCACGCCTTGTCTTCCGCGACCGACGTCCCCGTGGTCATGATCGTCCGACATACCTCCAGACCGACCTTCGGCGTGTCGCACCCATCGTGAAACACCCACTGCCCGCCAACGCCCCCGATCATAATCAGCAGGGGCTTGGCGCAGACATCACAGGTCAGCAGCAGTTGGGCGCGGAGTCGGACTTCCATCTTCGGCACGGTGCCCCAGTCGATCATGTCGTCATCTTTCGCCGCAACCGCAGTTTCAAGGCCTTCCGCAGTTCATCGTTCGAGTCGGACCGACCAACCTTGTAGGGCAACGACGCATGACGCGGCGTCTTGGACGCAAATTCCTGCGCCACCTCAGGATGATGGATGAACAGATACGCTCTCTGCGCCCGACTCTTGAATGGCATCAGTGCGCCACGCCCATCTGCGGCACGCCTGCCGGCGCGCGGCCGTCCATCTCCCCACTCATGTCGCTTTGGTGCTTACTGATCACGTCAGCCTTGTCGGCGGCTCCCCCGTGCGGCTGATTCTTCGCAGCTTCCGCTGCTGCCGCTTCCAGTTGCATCGGCGCGGGCTGCATCGCAATCGCCTGTGCGGTCGCGAGAATCAATTGCTGCGCGGCCTGAATCTCCTGCGCCGACAGCGGCTTTCCGTCCTGCTTCAGCATCAGCGCCAGCGCAATCGGGTTCAGTGTGTCCTCGCCCTTGAATGAGATATTCGGCTTCTCGGTCGGTGGCGGCTGCGGCGGCTTTACGAGTCGCGCCGTGTCGTAGCCAAACTCATTCGTGATCAGACGCGCCAATTCCAACTGGTCGAGCATCGGCGACTTCGCCATGAAATTCGTGAAGTCGGTCGCGTTCTTGACGCGGGCCTTCGGGTCCATCGACAACTGCGTGTCCGGCTTCGCCGCGTAGGCATAGCGGCCAGAGAGATGCGCCTGCGTAAACGGCACCAACCGCTTTTGCCCGTCCTGCCCGACGATTTCGATATAGCCCGGATCGGTCATGTAGCGTTGCACGAGCGCATCGAATTTCCGCACGCCGCACAGCCACCGCTTCATCAGCGAGTTCTGCTCGCCCTTGAGCCGCACACTGACATTGGCCTGCACCGTCGCCACTTCCGTCGCGCTCCGCACGGTATCGGTGACCCCGCCGCCCTGATTCGCGCCGAGTCCCAAGGTCTGCTCGATGTTCCGGTCATTGCGCTGTTCGCCTTGCACGTCTGTCTGCGCCCGTTCCAGATGCGGCAGCGGCACGACGATCAGGTCTTTGCCGAGGGAACGCAGCAGATCGTCTGGGATGCCCGCGCCTTGCCCCACGTCGGCCTGCTTCAACTTCTCCAGCGCCTCCGTCAGCGAGTCGGGATGCAGGTAGCGCGGCAGGTTCGCATCGCGGAGCTTCACATCCTGCTGAATCCAGGTGTTTTTCAACCGGACTAACGGATCGGTGAATGCCGAGTCAGGCGGCGGGGCATCGGAATCCGTCAGCACCCGCAACGTGAACGGATGGATGGGATTGCCGATCATGGAGTCAAACGTCAGTTTCCCGTCTTGCCCAATCGTCTGATATGGCGACTCTTCGTAGATCGCCGCCTCGTCCTTCATCCCTTCGATCAGCACTAGCCGGCGATAGCACTGGCTGTTGATGACGGCGTCATCGTAGAGATACCCGCGCAGCCACACTTCGATGCCTTTGACCAGCTTCGCAGAGCCGACGCCTTCCAGCCGCTCCGGTCCAATCACGTTCTCGTCGCGCGTCAGGTTCGATTCAAAGTCGTCCGGCAGGCGATACTTCTTCCGCGTGTGCCCGTTCAGCGGCTCGACAAACTCCATCGCCAGCCACGGGGCTTCATCGAACCGCGTCGAGCGCCAATCGTGCGGACGCAGCAACTTCGCGAACGAGAAGTGATACCAGCGCCACCGTTCATGGACGGGCGGCCCCGGCACCATCTGCGGAGCCGTCTCTGGAATCTGTGCGCTCAGACCCAGCACCGATCCCGGCTGCGGCATCATCTGGCCAGTCGGCACATCGGCCTGCACGTCCGGCTGGTCGCTCTCGTAGCAGATTTTCGTCGCGGCAATCGGCACCGTCGTGAAGATGTCGAAGAGGGCTTCCTGCACCGTCTGATCGACATCTGCGCCGTCTGCCCCCAAGAGTTTATTCAGCACCGCGCGCTTGACCGCGACCACGTCTTCGGGTGCGACGGGTTGCTTGGTCTGCGGGTCCATCAGCCCGACCATCGGTTCTTCCGGTGTCAGGTGCAGATCCGGCATCTGCGCCCAGAGTTCCGCCATCTTCAGGTGCGTGTTGCGGAAATGGACGTTGCTCTTGACGTTGTCGGGGTCGGTGCCGGCCGGCATGTAGTTGCACCGCAGTTTCTCGGCACACTCCAGTTCCGGCTGTCGCCGCGCTCGGGCAAGTTCGATGCGGGTCCACCATTCGCGGACCTGCTCTTTCGACAACTGCAACGGCTCGCCGTTATATGGCATCAGGCGACTTTCCCCCACGGCCGGCCCTGTTTCTGCCGTAGTCGTTGCATGTGCCACGCGGGCGATCCGTGTGGAATATTCACCACTGGCTGATACATGGCCGGCGACGGGCGGCTCATCGCGCCGTAGCGCCATGCGTCCAGCGCGTGATCGTCTGACTTCGTGTCCACATCATCAGGATTGTTCTTGTCGCTCCGCGCGCCGGCAATGGTCCGAATCAGATACGTGCAGTCGGGATGCACCACCAGCCACGGTGTTCCGTCCGGCGCATTGCCCAACAGCGAGTGGCACCGCTTCCAGCCGTTGATGCGGTCATGGTCCGCCCGCGTAATCGGCATCCCGTAATAACCCAGCGTCTCGCCAATCGACTTGCCGACAAACCCCTGATGCCGATGCGTGGCTCCGGTCTCGTTGAAGACGGCCGGGTCGCCCGCCGTATAGGCAATCTTCGGCCGTCCCAACTCCATCTCGACTTCACGCACGGCGGCAACCACGTCGGGCTCGTCCATCTGCTGGAACTTCATTTCCGCGCGCACATAGACCCGATGGTCCGGCAGGACCGCCCACCACAACACGCAGCCGGGCGCGTTATAGCCCCAGTCCATCGACCGGAACCACTGCCCGCCACTTGGCGTCCCAAGGTCGGCCATATGGCTGGCCTTGTGCCACTTCCGAAAAAACTGCCCCGAGAAGACATGCCAATCGCCTTCGGCTAACTGCTGATACCGGACGCCGGTCAGGACCGCGAGGTCCGTTTCCGCATAGTCGTCCCGCATATACGGGTTGTCCGTCAGCTTCGCCGGGATATACGCCCACTGCTCTTGTCTGTAGCCGCTGGTCTGGTGCCCCTGCTCGTCATAGACCGGCTTGAGTCTCGGAAACTTGTCGTAATCCGGCAGATGGTCCACAAAGTTTTGCGTTAACCAATGGCTGGACGGCCCGCCAGGGTTGGTCGGCACGATGAACCGGGGGTCCACCAACTGACCCGCCACGTCCCGATACGCTTTCCGGGCGCGCGTGCTCAACTCGGCCAGTGGCGTAGTGCCCTCGCTGTCCACCGGATAGACGCTGCCTTCTTCCGCGACAATCGCCCCATACTCCGTCGAGAGATACCGCGCCACCGCGTCCGCGTCCGCCATGTGGCCACAATCGATCACCGACCCGTTCGGCATCCGCCCCGTGCGATTGCTGAACTCCCCGCCCAGCAGGCGCATCTCGCGCTCCATCGCACGAATATGCGTCTTTTCCAACTGCTCCCAGTTCTCCCGCAGCAACAACGCTTCGTGGTTCGGAATGCTCAGGCTGCGCCGATACAGCCACTTCCGCACGCCATGCGACTTCCCAGGTCCCGCGTGTCCGCCCCACAGCACATAGCGCGACTGGCAATCCTCAAACGCCACCTGCGACGGCAGCGGCACGTCCAGGCATACCTGCTCGCCCCGCGCCACCCCTAACAACTTCGCGTGCGCGATGCCCTGCGCCTGCACAATCAACGCGTGTTTGGTCTGCCGCCGGTAATCCACCGGACACAGCCAGCACCGCAGCGCCAACACCTGCCCGACCACCAACGCCGACCCGCACCAACAACACGTCGCCTTCGGATGCGGTGTCCCAATCGGCGCGTCCTTCAGGTCCAGCACTGTGCTAGACTCCCCACGCTATGGCTAAAAAACCGTGGACGACACCCACACTCACGACGCTGACCAAAGCCATCTTCGACGCGAAAACCAAACCGCCACCAAAGGGCGCGTAAATCGTATGCGTGGCATGCCATCTCGGCTTCCCGCATTCACAGAACCCATCCTGTGCCGCTACGTCATACGCGAACCTATGCATCCTGCATCGTGCCCTTCGCGTCCCTCATCTGCCGGCGATAGTCCTCCGCCCACTGCGCCTGAGACCGAAATCCCTTCCTCTCGCAGTACGGACACCGGCCAGCCGTCTCACCCGTAAACAATTCGGTGCAGATCACACACCTCAACAGCCTCATCGCGCCTCTTTCGGCAACAAATAGTCCCGGCCCTGCATCCGTAACGACCGCTCCCACCGCTCCCGACTCTGTACCTCTACACACTCGATGCACGCCCCAGATGCCGTCTGATCCTTCTCGTCCGCCATCAGCCGCCCACACTCAGGACACCACTCACTTTTTTCTTCCATACCAAAAATCGCTTTATCCCGCCACCGTCGCCAACGCGGAAGCGCCCTCCCTGACCGTGGCCCCCAGTCGAACCGCGCGCCAGTCGAGCCCGACGATGCGATCCACCGCTTTCCTTTCGTGACTTATAAGGAACATTATGTAAACCAATATGTTCACTTAGACTGTGGATTACTCCGCTATCTGTTGCACTCTGACAGGCGAAAGCAGACGATCACTGCTCTCGGGGGAATGAGTAGCGAGCACACGTACGTCAGAATCCTTCACGCCAATCTGGACAATCACCTGGGGTCCATCCGACTTGTCTTTCTGTAGCGCAAAGGTCTCTTGGTCTGTCCTCTCGTTGATCCAGGCCAGAGCACACCATTCCCTATCTCCATGTGCTTCAATCTTTTCCAGCCGATTAATCTGACCTTCACGCCGTAAAGTCTTTAGCGTGTTCACAAATGCTGCATGCGCACCCAAAGGATTCGCTTCGGCAAGATGCGTCCATCGTTGAATGGTGACTTGATTGATCCCAGCGGCTTCACAGGCTTGGGATATTCTCAGGCCTGCTCTGGTCGCTCTGAAGATCATGTCGAGCTTGTCGGGATCTGCCACATCGCTATAGCGAGACTTGTAGTCAGGCGGAAGCGATTGAAGGTAGAGAAGCCTAATCGCTTCGGCTCTGGCTCTCAGTTCGTCGGTGTTGACAGGCTCTTTACGTTTCGAGGAGCGCATTGGAGGTTGTCGAGCACGATGTGCTCGTGTTCACTGGCTCGCGTGCTCTGCCCGCTCACCGAGAACGTGAACGTGGATAACGGTACACGGTATTTTCTGGGAACCGCAAGAATAATCCTCAAAACCACTATTAGTAGTGGTTTAGAATGTCGATTTAGCTTGCTTTCGTAATACGTAATTCTTCGCTATTTGCGAGTTGGGCAGAAATGTAATTGAGTCTTTACCGTTTCTTCGCTTGCGCGGAGCCTATCTCTCGCCTATATTGTCATCATCATGCATATGAACATTGTCTGGGGCAGCTAACCGGAGGATACGAACATGACAGGTATTGACTACGGTAACGGCATCGCAAACATTGATCTCGTAACTGGTATTCGCTACGGCGTTATCAGTCCGCACAGCGTAAACCCTGACGCGCTACAGGACATTTACGACAACGGCAAGAACCTGACTCACGCAGCGGCAGTAGCTGACGCAAAAGCACGTATTGGCTCTGCGCTATTGCCTGTCCTTGATGATTTGGGAGTTCTGCCCTATGTGGGCACGTATACGCCACGTTCTGAAGACGTGAACAAGCGCAATGACGCAATGACCGATATCGTTGACAGTGTGTGGAACGATATCGAACAGGATTGGAACGATCAATATCAGGAAGACAACGACCAATACAGATACGAGCAGAATGGTTATATCCTCGAAAACACGTCACTCGGCATCTACGTAATCAAATCTCCGTTCTATACGCGTGCTAGGTTCTGTTCGCCTTGTTGCCCCGGAGCAGGAGACCTTGATTCTCCCGGAACGGTTCCGACCTACTGCTTAGGAACCGATTGGTTCGATGACGGTCAGACACCCTATGCGGTCTATACCGTGTCGGATGATACGTGCGTGTTTCGCGGACCCGACGACAACATTACGGAC